ATAATGAACACCACCACACGGTGAAGCATGGTGAGGTTCATCCCGAGCCAGATGGGGATGAAGGCGGAATGCCGGGGTATTGAAATGAGCTTCATCATAACCCGGAATGATGGGTTTCCCATGTATTTCACCGCTGGTGCTAGCAGAGACTTTGCTAACATCGGCGGTGCGTGGGTTCCAGAGATTGAGAAGTCCCTCCAATTCGCCCGTTCGAAGGATGCGAGGGATTTTCTTAATTCCTTTAAACCGCATGATGAGCCGCATTGCACGGTGATTATGTATGAGCCAAGAATCGATATTACCGTATGATGCCAGCGATCCGGAGCAGGTCGCTAAGCGTGTCAAGACCTCCAAGACTCGAGAACTATCGGTCGCGGATGGGCTTAAGGACTGTCTTAAGACGAAGCAGGGCCGCGATTTTGTTTGGGATATTCTTAGCGTTACAGGAGTTTTCCGCTCCAGTTTTACCGGAAACGCGGTCACCTTCTTCAACGAGGGAAGACGTGATGTTGGATTGCAGCTCCTTGCACGAATTACTAAATTGTGCCCTGAACGACTTACAGAAATGATGAGAGAAGGACAGCAAAATGAATGATCCAGCACCTACCGGTAGTTCTATTGCAGCGGCTGTGACGGCTGCAGCCCCGGCTCCGGCGACCACCACGACGGCCCCGGCGAGTACCGCCCCTGCACCTGCAGCGGCTCCTGCTGCTACGACACCTACCCCCGTTTCGAACCTCGTCGCGGACGCTCCGACGGATGCTCCAGCGGCTCCGGTGGATACTCCCGCACCAGCACCCTCATATGATGGGTTGAAGATGCCGGAAGGTTTTGAAGTCAAGGACCCCAAACAATTTGATGAGTTTAAGGGCATCATCGCGGAGCATAAAGTTCCGCCTGAAGCTGCTCAGAAACTCATCGATATGTATGCTGCTGACCTGAAAAGGGAGGCAGTTGAAGGCCCACGTAAGGCGTGGGAGGACTTGCAGAAGCAGTGGCAAGGTGAAATACAGTCAGACCCCGAAATCGGCGGCACAAAGACTGTTGAAGTAACTTCGGCAATCGCCAAGGTCATCAATCAGGTGACGGGATCGCCGGAAGCAGCCACCAAGCTTCGGCAAGCGTTCGTAACGACTGGGGCCGGAAATAACCCAGATATCGTGCGATTCCTCGGTCGCCTTGCAAAGGGTATGGTGGAAGGGGGTACCGTAAATGGTTCTGGTCCATCACCGTCTGGTCAGGCGGTCAAGACCAATAAATCATATGCGTCTACTCTTTATCCAAATCAAGCCTCTACTACTCAGGAGTAATTCATGGCCACCCTTGGCGCACTAGCCCTCACGTACGCGGACTGGGCCAAGCGTGTTGATGAAGACGGCAAGATTGCAGTCATTGTCAACATTCTTTCCCAGACCAACGAAGTCCTTGACGACATGCTTGTCGTTGAAGGCAATCTTCCTACTGGTCATAAGACCACCATCCGCACCGGCCTTCCTCAGGCAACGTGGCGTCTGCTGAACTACGGCGTTCCGAATACCAAGTCGACGACCGCGCAAATCACGGACGTCTGCGGTATGCTGGAATGCTATTCCGAAATCGATAAGGACCTTGCGGACCTTAATGGGAATAGCGCCGAGTTCCGCCTTTCGGAGGATATGGCTTTCCTCGAAGGTATGAATCAGCAGATGGCGCAGGTCCTGTTCTACGGCAACTCGCAGGTTAATCCGGCGCAGTTCATCGGCTTCGCTCCGCGTTACTCCACCGCTACGGCAGCGAACGCCCAGACGGCGGTGAATGTGATTGATGCCGGTGGCACGGGTTCAACCAACACCAGTATTTGGCTCGTCTGCTGGGGCCCGAACACGGTGCACGGGATCTTCCCGAAGGGGAAGCTTTCCGGTCTTCAGCACCGCGACCTCGGTGAATGGCCGCTGCTCGACGCGAACGGTAATAAGTACCAAGGTTACCGGACTCACTTTAAGTGGGATATGGGCCTGACGGTTCGCGATTGGCGCTATACGATCCGCATCGCCAATATCGACGTTACGCTACTCGCGGGCGGCTCGGCGGCGAATCTGATTAACGGTCTGATCCGTGCGGTGCACCGTCTGCCGACTGCTCCGGTCGAAGTTTCGACTGAGCAGAAGACTGATGCCCCGGATGGTGGGCAAATGCAAATGGGCCGTTGCGTGATTTATTGCAATCGCGTCGTTCGCACTTACCTGGATATTCAGGCCGTCAATAAGACCAACGTTCTGCTTCGTCTCGCTGAGTGGCAGGGCAAGACCATCACGACTTTCCGTGGGATTCCGATTCGCACTTGCGATCAGATCCTTTCCACGGAATCGCGTGTCGTTTAAGGAGAATCGAAATGATTGTCGACGCATCGCTACTCTTCAGCGGCGCTCAGAGCGCGACTGGTGTCTTTTCCGGTCAAGCTCTTACCACCACCGCTGTTTCCACCAACATCATCGATCTGCAATCGGCTGCGATGGTTTCGGGTGCTGGCCTGACTCCTCCTGCTCAGCAGGGCCGTGATCTTGGTATTGCTCCGGAATGGTACCCTATTCAGGTGAAGTCGTTTGTGGTTACTTCCCTGACTGGCGGCACTTCCATCAACGTTCAGGTGCAAGGTGCCCCAGATAGTGGCTCCGGTACTCCCGGTTCTTATTACACTATTTTTGAATCTGGTGTAATTACCGTGGGTAATGCGACGCTGGCTGGTCAGGACCTTATGGATGCGGCCATCGCTTCCATTCCTGCCGGTTACGCGATCCCTCGTTTCCTGCAACTGAACTATGTCATCGTGGGGACGATGGGTGCGGGTTCGGTCTTCGGTGGCCTGATGCTGGGCACCGATAATATTCCGACCGGTCCGCTCGGGGCTCTTTCTGGCTACAAGCCCGGATTCATTGTTAACAATTAACCTTAATGGGGGCTTCGGCCCCCTTTTTAGGAGAATATCATGGAAGTCAAAGGATCGTCCGGGATTACCGGCAAGAAGAGCGAACTTCCGCGCTACCGGATTACGGAGAAGTGCTACATCAAGGATCGTGTTTTGGATCCGGAGTCGATGCCGCTCGAGTCCAAAGAAACGGACGAGGAAACCGGTGATGTGATTGAACAACGCAAGCCTCTGATCATCACGTTTGAGGGGGTTCCGGGGTATTTCATGGAGCCTATTAACGAAGCGGCCAAAGCGCAAGTCGAGAAGTATAAAAACAAGTCTGGGGTCACGTCGGAGATGAATCCTATTAGTTCTCTCTCGATGGTAGTGTAATGGACCAGACGACGATCTGTAACATGGCGCTATCGTTGGCCGGTACTCGGTCGACGATAGCCAATCTTGCTGAGCAATCGGCGGAAGCCATTGCTCTAAATGTTTGGTACAACCAAACTGTTACAGACGTCCTTCGTTCGGCTCATTGGAATTTTGCTCGGAAGCAGGTGCCATTGGCTTTGTTGCAGGCTCTTCCGGTGAATCCGGGAGCTATATATCCCGGACCGCCCCCTGCTCTGCCGTCCAATGTTCCAGTGCCGTGGACTTACGAGTATGCCTACCCTTCTGATTGCGCTAGGCTTCGCTATTTGCTTCCTCAATTTCAATCTACTCCGGGAAATCTACCGGGAATCCCGACGACCCCTGACTTCATCGGACCTCCGGTGCGATTTCTTGTACACAACGATGATGCCATTCCGGGGAATCCGCCCGGGCAGGATACTTTAGTAATCTTGACGAATCAGACGGCGGCTTTTGCAGTTTATACTAAAATTGTTACAAATACGCAGATCTGGGACCCGGACTTTACAAACGCCTTTGCACATATATTAGCTTCGCGTACATGCTATGCGTTGAAGGGTGATAAGGCGCTGGTAAAGTCTTTGTTCGAACGCGGGCAAATGATTTCGAAGGACGCTCAGCGTACGAATGGTAACGAGAACCTCGTGGTGCAGGACGTGGCTCCGGACTGGATGAAGGTTCGTGGATTCGCGAGCGACTGGAGTTTCCCGGACGGTGGTTTCTATTTCTTTGGCCCGCAGGCCATGACTTTGGTGATGTAGATGTCAGAACTGGTAGTTGCTTATTCTTCATTCGCTGGCGGGGAAATTTCCCCGGCCCTGTGGGGGAGAACTGATCTTGCCAAGCATAAAGTCAGCGCAGCGCTACTTCGTAATTTTCTGGTAGATTTTAGGGGGCCAGCGTTTAATCGCCCCGGCACGTCATTCGTAGGAATTGCGGGGTTTGGCTCGAGCCCGACCCGTGGTATCCGGTTTGTATTTAGTACCGGCCAGTCCTACGACTTGATTTTTGGTAACCTGACGTTGCAGCTTGTGTCTAATGGCGGTATGGTGCTTAATGCCACAAAGACCGTGACTGCAATGACTAATGCCAACCCGGGGGTGTTTACTTCTGCAGCGCATGGCTATACTAATGGGACTATTGTAACGTTTCCCACTTTGGTTGGAGTGCCACAACTAAGCATCGGGCAATTTTTGATAGCGGGGGCTACTACTAATACTTTTACTCTGACTGATATTTTTGGCAACGCGATCGATACTACTTTGTTCGGGGTGTTTTCCTCCGGTACGATAGCTTCAATTTACACAGTAACGTCTCCATACGCGGCGACGGACCTTGCTCTGCTTAAGTACAATCAGAGTGGCGACACTATTTTCTTGACGCATCCCAATTACCCGCCGTACGCGTTGAAGCGTGGTGGAGCTACCAATTGGACGTTTAATCAAGTTTTCTTTAATCCATCAGTGAGTCCGCCGCAACCGGCTACTATCACCCCTTCGGTAGCTGGGTCAACTACTTATGTATACTGTATTACGGCGGTTGGGGTTAACGGCCAAGAAAGTTTCCGGTCCCCGGCTATATTCACGACTTCCAGCGCCACCATGTCGGCTTCGGGCGGTGGGCATATTACTGTGACGTTTCCACCGTACGCATTAGGGCCGAATTCAACTATTAGTGTTGTCGGATATAATGTCTATCGGATGCCGGAAGTACCGGCTAGCGCTCCCGCTGGTAATGCACAATTCGGGTATGTTGGGTTCGTGCCTTTTACTGGTAATAACTTCACTAATAATGGTGTCACGCTGACGTTTGTTGATACCAACATCAACCCTGATTTTACTAGGTCGCCGCCAGTTCAGAGTCAACTGTCGCCCACCAATTACGGCACTATAAATACCACTGGTCTATCTACAGGAACTGGGTACCAAGTTGGTGACCAGATTTATGTTGGAATATCCGCTGCAGGTTTCGCCGGGCAACCGGGGTGGGCACCATCTATAATGCAAGTAACTTCGGTTTCGGCTGGGGTCATTACTGCCGTTACGCCGATCACCCCGGGGTTTTTAGGTAGTGGCAGTTTGTATATTGCTAATGATTACCCATGTCATGGGACTGGGGCTACCTTCTTCCCAACTCATGGCTCAGCATCAAATAATTATCCTTCCTGCTCGGCGTTTTTCCAGCAAAGGTTGGTTTTTGGTGGGTTCTCTCTAAACCCGACTCAATTGATTTT